ACAAGGTTTTCCGTCGTACTTACCTCCCGCTTGTACCCAACCACCGCCTTTGAACCAATCGCGAAGAGAGTAACCTTTAGATTTTGCGGATTTACCATCACGTTTTTCAATAATTACTTCTTCTGCACGAACAGTTACACTACCAGGTGTTGTTTTTACATCTTTTGCTGCTTTTTTAGCAGCGTCATATTTGGCAGCAGCACCCCTTGCTTGATTTACCATCCTTTGCGCCATATACTCTGCTTTTTGCTGTTGAGTCGTATATTGCTCATCCATTTTGTCTACATAACCAGCAGCAGCATCAGTATTATGTGCAGTATCAGTAATCTTTGCTTGCATCCAGGCAGGAATATCTTTTTCTTTATTACCTAATAGTCTGCTAATCTTTTTGATATTTTTTGCAGATTTTTTCAATTGAGATTGTGCCATAGCGACCTCATGGTCACCATTTTTTCCTTCACTTACTTTTTCTCTACCCCCACAGTGGGCTTTCTGAGAGAATCCTTTTGGATTATCGCAATCGATGGATTTTTTATACTTTGCACTCCACGCTTCAGAGACACCTCCTCCGCCGCCGTCACCACCTCCATTAGAAGAGGAGCCATTCCCGTTGCCATTGCCATTTGAGTAATTTCCATTCCCATTCCCATTACCATTCTTTTTTTTGCCTTCAGTTTCTTTATCATCCTTATGATCATTATCACGCATTAAATATCCTGTAGACATTACGTGGTAACCTCTAGGAATTTTCTTGCATTTTTTGGATTTATTACAATAGTAATAACCCCTTTTACATGACTTTGCCATTATTTGGTCGAAGCATCATTATTATTTAGAAAACCTTGTTTCAATAGTTTTGAGAGTTCAGTTGTAGACCCAACAAACAAAGCGTTGTTTGTAACATTATTAGGACCTTTATTTGTATTATCTTCTTCCAAATCTTTTAATTTCTTTTGAAGATCTGCTAGTTTGTCAGTTGTATCTGCAACTGATTTAATTAACTGACCAGCAACTTCATATGCTCTAGGACTTGCACTTTCTCCTGCAAGTTCCATAATTCCATTAATCGCTTCTTGCCCCTTTTCAATTAAGGAATATAAGTTGGCACGAGTATATTCATAATCTTTTTTAATATCAGTCCTCTCCTCTACTGGAGGGACAGGTTTTATTGGTTTTGATTCAACAATGCTACTTTCAATATCAAGTGCGTTGTCAATGGACTCATAATTACTACTCATGATTATTAGAGATCAGTTTGTCTTGTAGGACTATAATTCTTAGAATCAGCAAAGAATTCCCATTCTTCATCAAAACCAAAGTTATCTCCTGGTTGGAGCAATTTATGGTCCGCCTCATTAATTACACCGTCATCATTTCTATCAATCTTAGATGTTGGTGTAACTGTATAACGCATTTCGCGTTTAGCAGTTTTAATATCTGTACTGGTGTACATATCAACTTGAACCTTACGAATAAGTCCATCGCTACTATCTGCAACAGGACCAAACAGATATGTTTTTGCCGTAAATTGTAGCGTATGAATCAAAGATCTTCTTGTATCAAAGTTTCCTTCATAATCATCTTGAAAACCTACAGATTCAAGGATAATTGGAATATCTCTCTTCTCTCCAATGGAATCTATCAAATCAACGGTTAAATTAAAATGTGGTTGAAAGTATGGAAGAATTTGTTCTAAAATTTGTAATGAATCGTCATTCAGTTTTGACATAATATTGAGTTCAAATCCAATATTATATGGGACAGGCATAAAGACTTTCTTTACCTTACTCCCATCATCACAAGTTTTGAAGGTCTGAACCAAACTAGACTTTCTTGTAGAATCATATGAAATGTTTGTCATTTCAAATGACATCCTGGGCATTGTAATCTGAATTGGTTTATTCAGATCTGCCTGTTGTGTTATTCTTGCTAAAAACTTTTGACTAGGACCATATGCCAGAGGAACCTTCATATCACTAACATCCTTACCCGCACCATCTTGATGACGAATATGAATATCATTGAATAAAGTTCCGAATGAAATAATAGTTTTCCTAATTATTTCGTGATAATAATATGTTCCTAACATTAAAATGTCCCAAATGGATTGGTTTCAGTAAAGTCTAAAAGATTATCTGCGAGAGTTTCAAACTCATCGTTCTCGGTATATTTATCATAAGTATCATCCTGTACATAACTAAAGACTGGATACTCTGCTCCAGAAGTTTGACCGATTACAGATTCTCCAGGATAGAATCCAATTGGTTGTGTGGAACCAATGCTCACATTAGAAATCTTAAGAATATGAGTATCTTGATCATATTCTTTAACTCTTGCCTGAACCATAGATTGAGATCCCATAACAATTTCATTAAAGATATATGTTCCAAGACCCGATAACGTTTCTGGATCTGCAACTGTAACTGCTGGTGCGCTGCTATATCCTCTTCCAGGGTCTTTGATGTAAATTGATTTGACAACACTATTACTACCATCAAGACCAATAGAAGCGATACCAACTGCAGTATGTGCAATACCACTTGCTGGTGGACCTGCAATGGTTACGGTTGGTGCAGTGCCATAACCGACCCCACCATCGGTAATACTAAATCTGATTACACCTTGACCAGTAGTTTCAATAGATGCAGTTGCTGCTGCTCCTACACCACCACCTCCAGTGATTGTAATTGTTGGTGGTGTCACATATCCTGCACCAGCATTGGTTAGTAAAATCTTCTCAATCGAGGTAACACTACCTCTTGTTGTCAAGAATCCAACAGCAGTAGCATTATCACCAACTTGTCCTGTTGGTGAAGATGATATCCCAATAGTCGGAACTGAAGTGAATCCACTTCCATCATCATTGAGGTGAATGGTTCTTACATAACCACTTGAAGTTGAACCAGAGATCAATGGTAATACTGTGGCAGTTCTACCTATTCCAATTAATTGAAGTGTGGTAATATATCCCTCATCTTGAACTTGGGTATCGATTGTCTCAATAGTTGTATCAATAATTTCATCTTCATATTCAAAGAGTTCACATTTAAGTTGGTAAACGTAATTCTTTCCCAACTGGAAGAATGGATCTTCGTGCTCAACAAATTTTACTTCAAATAATCTTTGCCCTAATGGGAAATATACAAGATCTCCTTCTCTAGGGCGAGTTGGAGTAGGCATAATGGTATCATCAGTGCCATCATCCTGTCCTGCCATAAATGGAGCAATAAAATCTTCAAATCTTTCTTTGGATAGTGTAATAATTAATTCATCTCTTACACTTACACCAAATTTTGTCAGGATATCTCCTGCTCCGCCATATCCCTCAAAAGTATTTACATATGCTTCAATGGAGAAGTTATCATCAAACTTTGATGTCTGTACTTCTTCAATAATTGATTTTTTATTGACGTATTTTCTGGGAATATAAGTTACTTCAACACCATGAAAAGATAGGTGCTCATTTATTAAGTCTTGGACCAATCTCTGTTCAGATGCAGTCCCTTGTAAGAAAAAAGGATTAAGTGCCATTATCCAATAAAGTCGAGAGGTGGCAATTCGTATTCCATAGTCATACGAGATTTGATCTCATTCAATTCCTGTTCTCCTTGCTGCAAAATTTCCCCACCATTCAATTCTATTCCACCAGGGAGTTTTACACCTCTAAACTTGCTAAGATTTCTTCCCCATTGTCGTTTAATCAATGCTGTTAGATATCTTTTGACAAAACTATCATTGTAAATTTGAGTGAATGAATCCGGATCAAGTGCTCTATAACACTCAATTACAATAAAATTACCTGCACTCTGTGATCCCCAATCAATATCCAAATATAATCTATCTTGTCTCTTATTAAATCTTAGTTGCTTATCTGTTGTCAACAAATGATCAATAGTTTCAAGATATGATTTTGTCATAGAATATTGAAGAAGTTCAACCGAGTTGAAATAATAAAGATCATTTAAGAACATTTGATATTTAATACTAAACATCCCTCCAGAGATTGAACTAGTATCAAATTTAAAAAGTCTTTCTACTCCAATGACAGAATCTGGAACTTGTATAAAATTAGAGTTCTCGTAGAAACTGAAAGTTGTTGCAGCAATTCCTGTAGAGGTTGCCGTAGTTGTTACAATACCAACCCCAGTTTTACCATTTACTTGGTTACCACCTGCAATATCTACTCCCTTTCCCCTATCAATATCGTCTTGAGTAATTTCGTACTTGAGGTACATTTTCTCAACACCGTCATAGTGACGCTCATTAAAATATTGAATGGTATCATCAACCAGATCATCAATTTGATCATCATCCACGTTGATTTCCAACACTGGAGCACCAAGTTGACGCAAACAATAATCGATTAATCCTTGCCTAGTTGACGGTTTTGCCATATTAACCTTCTAATTTTGCTTTGAGGTCTGCATTTTCTTCAAGCAGAGAATCTACTTGTTCCTTGAAATCTTGTGACAGAGTTGCTAACTTTGCTTCAAGAAGAACATTTTGATTTGATACCGCTGCTAATTTAGAATTGTATATTTTAATGAGAACATTAACATCCACTTCACTTTGATTTTCCATTAGTTACCTCAGAATGTGCCCCCATCCATAGTTGAAGTCCAGTGGGGCTTATTAGTATATATTACTGCAACATTACTAGGAACTGAACCAAGATTAGCGATTGCACCACTTTGACCTTCTCTTCTCAAATTGTTTGACGTATTGAACGTACCTTCAACACCAATCAAGTTGACAGTGCTACTATTAGTAACTCCAGATTCAACAATACCATATGCACCTGTGCTATCTTGTCTAACAAAATCACCAGTTGCTGCAGTAATGTTTGTACCGAGAGTCAAAGTATTCTTAGTAATAGCAGTTAGGATCTGCTTTGAAGTAATTACTGGAGATGCTGGAGCATTTGTCGATCTTTGGAGACCAGTATCATCAAAGAATACAACACCACCAGTTGCAAAATCGCCAGACTGATAGTAAATACCTTTAATATCCAGGAAACCTTTAGTTCCAGTTACAATACTATTTGAAATAGATGCATCGGGAACATAAGTCCATCTTCTGCTGTCATCAGCATGAGTTCCGTGGTTGTCAGCATCTGCTGCACTATTGGCAATGGAGTCGTCCTCCATACCAAAGAATCCAACTTTGTTGTTGCCTGCACCAGAACTTGTATTGAAGGCGAACGAAATACCTCTGTCAGTATTACTATCGTAAGCGTGAGTGATAGTTACTTGAGTTGTGGTGGTAATACCAGCAGTTGTGGCATTATTGATAGTAATCGCTTTGGTACCAGGATTATATGCAGTAATTGTAGTATTACCTGCAATACCTGCTGCTGCAGTAATTCCATCACCAGTGTTGATACCAACAATAGAATCCAGAATCAGAGAATTTGCACCACTGCTGGCTTCTGCCATAACAGTTCTGGTACTAGTTACATCACCAAGATGGAAAATTGGATCATTAAGGGTTGATGTTGTAGAGTTGACGGTTGTAGTTGTACCATCAACTTGCAGATTACCTTTGACAACAACTGTCCCCTCGTTACTCAATCCATCAGGATATGGATCAATGAACAGAGTATCGCTACTACCTGGTGTAGTTGAAATTACATTATCTTCAATCCTTACTTGACCAAAAAATGACTGTCCAGTCACCGTAATGGCGGTGTTCCATTCCCAAGGAGCACCAGTTACGCGAATTACGTTAGTGCCATTTTCGTCATATTCAATTTTACCATCTTTATCATCACCAAATGACAAGAAAGTGTCATCAGGAATATTAATTTCACCTGCACCATGTGGATCTAGTAAAATATCACCATCAGTATCTGTAGATGAAATTTTATTTCCATCAATCCTTAGGTTGTCTACGTTCCACTGATCAACCTTAAGTGATTCTGCTCCAGACAATCCAGAGTTAGTTGCTGGTGCCATAATGGCAACAACACCTCTATCTTGGTTTCTTGCATTATGAGAAGCTGCTGGAATATTTCCAGGAGCATGCTCCATCATAGAGGTATAATAATGACCACCAATCGGATTGGCGTTGGTACCATCATCTCCAAGGAATACTCTATCCTTGTATTGATTTAAACCACCATAACTACCAATACCGGTTACGTATCCAAGTTCACCCCATTGTAGGGTAGCTGGTTTGCTAGTACCTGAGGATCTTTTAATCCTAATAATACTTGCCATGTCAGAAATTGCCTCCGTTGATGTCTAAATTCTGCGTTGCGCCTGGCGTCAGGGTAAGTGTTGCTTCCCATTTTCTGATGCTGCTGTTGTAAACAAGCACCATACCATTTTGCAAGTTAGAAGCACTAACATCACTGAGTTCTGCCAAAGAGAGACCCTGAGCACCTGCAAGAGAAGATATAACTTTTACTGCTGGTTGTTGACCTACTCTGACTTTAATTTCAGCCATTTATAATGTACAGATCAGGATGTAAATATATTTATATTCCTGGAAGTCCTAATCTAATTACAGTTTCCTGTTGCTTCAAATAAAGCTTGACATATGATTTTGCAATATTTTTTAGCATATCCCTATCATCACACGAATCAATCTCTCTAGCTAGTTTCGTATATTCAAAACTTTTGGAAAGTTTATCAAGAGTAATATCATCTGGGTCCATTTGCTATCTCCCTTAGTAGTGATTTGATTTCTTCGATGTCACTTTTAATTGTATCAAGTTCTTCTCTTTCTGTCTGCCTCCTTTTTTTCATTTTCATATATTGAGCATAACCAGCACTATCATTATTGATGATAGCACCAGTATTTCTATCTCTAAAGAGATTTTGCTCATTTTCAACTTTTATTAAATCCTTATCTTCCATACTATGCGAGTGCGATTGCTCTGAAGTCCTTCAGTTTAACAGGTGTTGATTCGTTTGTAGAAGACATAACAACTTTAATTGCAAATGCCGTAAACTGATCAACATTATTTACACTGAATTGATATTCACTGAATCCCTCTTTATCATTAGCAGCGACAAAAGCATCTGCTCTTCCACTACTCTTCTCTGGGTCAATTGTACGATCTCCAAATCCATCACCATCATCATCAATTAAATTATCATATCCAGGGAATGGAATGAACTTCTGTTCAATTTCACTTGAATCTGCTTTGATTAATTGATAAAGAACACGGAAGTCAGCATCTTCTTGTCTATTTGCTGCAATATAAACCTTGAGACTTGTTGCAGGTTGTGAGAGAGAAATTTGTTTAGTTACAAATATTGCTCCGTGAGGATCATTTTCAATTAGATTTGCTCTGGAATCATCAACATAATCTTTAACAGGTGCATTTGATTTGTTTCTTCCAAGAATAAACGTTGCATTCTGAACATCCATTACAGGAGATAGATTTTCATCTGTACTTGCAAATTCAACTCTCATAGAGAGCGACTTATTATTTGGAAGTGTTCCAAGTCTTTCAACTTCATTAACTCTAGAAGCAACCATTCTGGGAGTATCAAACTGGATAAGTTTATTCAATGTTACTGGTTCAAATCCTTGATCAATGAAGGAAACTTCATTTCCGCCAGCACTTGTTCCAGATATAGTTCTAATTAAAGCACTTGATGAAGTTCCTTTACCTGGAGTGATAATATTGAACATTGGTTCAATATTGCTAAACTGATAATTTTGGGAAATTCCAACTGTATTTCCACCAAATCCTTTCTGAGATTCAAAGTTAATCATTCCAGATCCAGAACCTCTAGGAGTTGGAGATGCTGCGGTTCTATCAAACTCAAGGAAATAATTATCTAGATTTGAATTTTGATCAGTATAATATGTTGCTGGAATATCGTGATTAGTATTAATTCTTGTCAGAGATACTCCATTGACTTCATAAGGTTGAATAAATTCACCCGTAGTGTGTGAAGATTTGACAGAATTTCCAACCGCTCTTGCGTCAATTGATAGTGTACCAGTGTTGTTTGCTCCCGCAGTAATTGCGTTATAGGAAATAATTTCATTATTAAGAAGTGCATAACCACGACTTGTAGTAATTCCTTCAAAAGTTTCAAATAGTGTTCTGTCAGCAACTGCAACTACAGCATCAGTCTCACCAAAATTTCCAGTGATAGTGGTTCTACCTGTATCTGGCAGAATATCTTCAACAGAAATTTTGTTATTTCCGCCGTGATGTGCATGATTATGTTGTTTAATCCTGAAGACATTTCCACTGTAAATATCATCAATTAAAGTTGATGTCCCATTAATAGTAACGCCAGCAGTTTCTCTTGTTGTTTCATTTGTAGGATCACCATAATAGAAGAGGTTCAAACTATTGGTGAAGTTTTCTCCTTGAACATTGGTTAGATAAAGAGTATCTGCATTTCCAACTCCAGTAAGAGTAAATCTAGCACCTTTACCTGCTCGTTTTGATACTGCCATAGTTGACGTAACAATTCCAACAGTTTCACCTTCAACATATCCAGTACCAACAGTGGTAATATTTACTGTCTTAACATTACCAAAAGAGTCAATGGTTAATGTTGCTTTGGCACCAGTTCCTTTACCAGTCAAAGATACTAAATCAACATTGGCAATTGATATACTGGGTTTATAACCAGTACCACTACTTGCAATTGAAACATTACCTGTTCCAGAAACTGCAGGACCACCAAGATTTTCAACGATTCCATTAATACTTGGTGCAGTTGCACCTTCAGCAACTTTTACACCAGCAATAACACCCGCATCAAGTGTTCCCGAAATTGGAAGTTTTAGTTTTCTAGGAAGACCTTCAATTGGATTATCTTCAAGGGCTGCACTATTATCGCCTTTTGGAAGAACATCACTATTAAAGAAAGTAACTGCTCCAGAGGGAACAAACTTTGCTTTATATAATTTAAATGTTAGATCTTGATACTGACTTGGAGTCCAGATTGTACCATTTTGAGATTTAAAGAGAGAACCACCGATGTACTGCTTAGTAACAACTACATTTTGAACATCTGGAAGATTTGTTGTTCTAACAGTCTTCTTACCCATAGTTGCTGTCCACATCTCATAACCATCAGATGCAGGTGATAAAA